CCCCGTGGGTGCGATATTAGCACTTGAGGGACAATCCACGCAACCGATTACCTGACAAACCCCAAGGGTTTTACAGCGGTTCATCTGCTCCATAAGAGATAGGCCATCAGGAAGATGAAGGCGAATGCGCACGAGAGCATGATTAGAACGTCTTCAGGGTCGTATTCATGCGAAGGGTGGATATACAGATCATTGTCCATAGGAAAAGCCTCTCTAAGTGTGCGTGAGTAGCGTTTAGTGGTCCAATTGTGGTTATAAGGTGCTTTTACTTTCATGCGATTACTTCCTGTTGTTTTTTCTCAATAGTGCGAATTGTTGAATATGCTTGTTTATAGGTTTCCAAGTCCGAGAGATATTGCTCTTGGTCAGAGTCACCCTCATGCTCTTGACAAAAATACTCGGCTAGACAAACCGCATAATAAAGGTTCATTAGTTGATCATGCGTGATTGTGTAAGTTTTCATGCTGTCACCTCTTGAATCATGTGTTTAGCTATTTCGTACCAATTGACATCATCTAAGAATGCTTGAGCATACGAACCCGCCAAACTTCTTGGATCACACTCGCCACATTCAAACACAACCTGTTCAGCATAATCTTTGAGAGACTGACCCAAACCGTATGTGTCATCAGCATCAAATTGTGAGTAATATTCTTGTGGATCAAATCCGTCAAATATTTCAAGATTGACTCTCCATGTTGCATAGTTAGTCCAACCGTTGTATTTAGTGTCTGTCATGATTAAACCTCATTAGTTAGTTAGGAATTATGAGCAACAGTTTTGCTGCCCATGTATGTATTATCGGGATGAGATGATTAGATGTCAAGTACCTTTGTGAATAAATATTTCTATTAAGATTGACGAGTCGATAGGAAATGTCTATTATGTGGTTACGATGTATATATACAATCTAACTATTGATTACATATACCCAATAAATATTAACTATAGTGTGTGTGTCTAATAGGTTAATAGGTAGACAAGTGAAATTAGGGTCAGAACGCTTGTATTGCACATCCCGCCCACTGGGAGAACAATTTAATCGGGGTCAGATCGAATAGGGGTCACCATGTGCTCAGATGGTCACCATGTCATGACACGTTAGCTCTAGAGTTAAGTTAACATAATGCTCGTTGCATCAAATAGGATAAGGGATGGTCACCGATTGCATGATCAACACCTAGCGACAGAGTGCTGCGTGGCACTCGATGGGGACTTGAGGTCTGATGTGAGTGATCCCCACTTCTCGCCCACCCCAAAAAAAAATATAGGTTTTCCCAAAACCTAATGTTTTCCGACAATGCGTAGCGTTGGAGATGAAATTAGGTTTTTGCTATAATGTTTCCGTAGCGATTGCAGTTGCTACTTTTTCCTTTTTCTTCAAGACTTTGGGCTACCACTTGCGTAGCCCTTTTTTTATCTATATAGTACAGGTTATATGTAGAGGGGATGATATGCAGACATTAGAGATAAAGAGAGATGTAGAGATGCCAACACCTAGAGTGGTGTTTGCGTATCCGTATGAGGACATGGAGGTAGGGGATAGCTTTGTTGTGCCTATAGAGTACAGGGCGAAGGTGTACAACGCCAACTACAGGGCTGGTAAGAGGTTGGGGTACAAGTTCCAGAGCAAGGCAAATGGGGATGTGCTGCACGTTTGGAGGGTGTCATGAAGTTGGAGTTTGATCACCACTCGTTGGCAATGGATGTTTTTGATCACTACATCACCTGGAGACTGGAAGACATATTGAATGATGTGGAGTCTGTGCCAGAGATGCAAGATGTGGCAGAGGCTTGTAGGACGATGTTAGGCTTTATGAAAGTAATGAATGACTGATTTGCTGTGGTCCACTGAAGACGAACTCAGAACCCTGTGTAGGGAGCTGTGGATTCGTTTGATGGTCGCAGATGCAGTCAGGGAGTTTACGAATCAAGAGGCGATGGAACATGGGTACAGAGAAGGATACGCAAGAGCAGTTATACAAATCTCGGCTACGTCTGAAATGGGAGATGCAAAAGGCCATACAGTCCATTAGCAAGCCGAGTAAAAGGAAGTTGGCACAGGAGTGGAAGACCAAGTATTCAGAAATCTTCTACCAAGAGCTGTTGAACTGTGCCAGGAACAAACAAGTCAGAAGTGAGATAGCAGCTTGGGATAACGAAAGGATGGGTAAACCATGAGGGTAGCAGTAGTGACTCCGTACTACACGGAGAGTGAAGAGACGCTGAGGCAGTGTATAGCAAGCGTTGCCAAACAAACTTACAAGGATGTGCACCATTTCATGGTGTCGGATGGTGAACCTTATGAGGGCTTAGATGGATTCGCAAGACTTACTCACATACGCTTACCAAACGCTGGAGACTTTGGAGACACTCCTAGAGGCATTGGCGCAGCTGTTGCATCTAGTCTAGGCTTTGAAGCCATCTGCTTTCTGGATGCCGACTGCTGGTACGAACCAGATCATGTTGAGTACATGGTTGGGGTGTTGAACGAGAGTGGCACTGAGATCGTCACCTGTCCTCGTAACTTGTTCCGTGAAAACGGGACTTTCATGTGTGTGGACAAGGAATCTGACGGTTATGCCTTTAACGACACCAACTGTTATTTGTTTACAAAACCCACATTTCATTTGCTGAGAAACTGGCTTTTTAAGTCACAAGCTGATTGCGCACTGGGTGACAGGCATATGTGGGCACACGTCAAGAACCACAATCCGAGAATATCCAGGTCACTCAAACCCACTGTCAACTACTCAACGAGGGTGACACAGCATTACAAAGACTTTGGTGAACAGCCCCCCAAAGATTCGCAGATTATTTTTCAAACACAAAATTCTGTTGACATTTACAAACTAGCAAGGACGATACCCCGATGATGCAACCTCAAATTCACTGTTTACACTGGCCCAGTGTGGATTCCAAAATTGTGAACGCACACAAAGCCACCTGTGAACACCTGGGTATCAAGGTCAATTACACAGAACAAGAGATACCTCACGGCATTTGGATGGACAACATCATGATGTCCAGCATGGCAGAGGTGAAGTTGTTCTTGGATATTGACTGTGTACCCATGAACAAAGAGATTGTGGATAAGGCCATAGCCTATGCCCTACACAACAAGAGCATGGTGGGCATTGCACAGGTGAGCAATCACATTGCTCCCTATTCACACATCTATGCAGCCCCCGCATTCTTTGCCATCCACAGAGACATCTGGGATGACATGGGTAGACCCAGCTTTGCTGAGAACGAGAACTGCGATGTGGGTGAAAACGTCAGCTATGCAGCCGAGATATACAAGGTCAAATACAAGACACTCTACCCAACCCACTATTTCAAAGAACCTGAAGGCGGTGCGTGGGACTTGCACACTTATGGTCAGTACGGCATAGGAACGCACTTTGAAGGAGGTGTGTTCCATTTGTACCAAGGACGTATGCCACAGAACGCAGAGCTGTTTTACAACGTGTGTAAGGGCATACGCACAGGCGTATTCAAGCCTGAGAACATGAAACCTTGCAGAACGCCTCTATGAAATTCAACCTACAACAGTTCTACAAGTTCTGTGCAGAACTGAAGATTGAGACAAAGGAAGAAGGACTGAAAAAGATGGGCCGACTTCTGGGCACTCAAACGTATGTGATGGAAGAGATACAAAAAGGGCTAGAACAAGATGTCCATTTCTTTGTTATTCTTAAAGGACGTCAACTCGGCATCACAACGGTGTCGTTGGCCCTTGATCTTTATTGGCAGTTCACGCATCCTGGGTGGCAAGGAACCCTTGTGGCAGACACTGAAGAAAACAGAGATATGTTTAGGTCTACGCTTGGAATGTACATTGATGGCTTGCCCAAAGAGTACAAGATACCCTTGGTGGCGCACAATAGAAATCAAATGGTCCTTAAAAACAGGTCAAGGATTTTTTATCAAATCGCTGGTAATAAGTCTCGTCTGGGCCAAGGTAAGGCCATCACTTATCTTCACGGTACTGAAACCGCCAGTTGGGGTAACGAAGAAGGACTTGCCTCGTTGATCGCATCTCTGGCTGAGAAAAACCCTGAACGACTCTATATGTTTGAATCCACTGCCCAAGGATTCAATATGTTCCACGATATGTACAAGACCGCCAAAAAAGCCCGTACACAGCGGGCCATTTTCTGTGGCTGGTGGAGAAACGAGTATTACTCTGTAGACGCTGAGTCCAAAGAATACAAAGTCTATTGGGACGGCAAACTCAAGCCTGAAGAAAAGGAATGGGTCAAGGAAATCAAAAAACTGTACGGGGTTGAAATCAACTCTCGGCAAATGGCTTGGTGGAGATGGAAGATGTACGAGGGCATCAAGGACGAAACCTTGATGTACCAAGAATTTCCACCCACCGAGGATTACGCTTTTGTAATGACGGGTACTTCTTTCTTTTCAAACTCACGGTGCACAGATGCAGCTAAATATGCAAAAGGACTGGATTATGAATGTTACAGGTATGCTTTTGGTCAACTCTTCCAGGATACAGAAGTCCTCAAAAGTACAGACAGACTCGCCACCTTGCGAATCTGGCAACAACCCGTTGACACCGCCTATTACGTTATTGGTGCAGACCCAGCTTACGGAAGTTCAGATTGGGCAGACCGATTCTGCATCCAAGTGTATCGAGTCTATGCTGATGGTCTTGACCAGGTCGCAGAGTTTGCAACCAGCGAACTCAACACCTACCAATTCGCTTGGGTCATTGCCCACTTGGCGGGGGCCTACAAGAATAGTACGCTTAACCTAGAGGTCAACGGCCCAGGTCAGGCAGTCATCAACGAACTGCGCAACCTTAAACGCCTAGCAGCTGCCATGGAAGGCGGGGCTGGTCGGGGATTGATGGATGTGCTGGGCAGTATGTCCAACTACATCTGGCGCAGACTAGACAACATGGGTGGCCTCTCCAGCTCCATCGGCTTTGTGACCACCAGCTCCTCTAAAGAACGGATGCTCTCTTACATGAAAGATTACTTTGAGAGGGGCATGATGGGCATCTACAGCATGGACACCCTAGAAGAAATGAAAGGAATTGTCCGTGAAGATGGGTTTATTGGCGCACCAGGCCGTGGCAAGGACGATAGAGTGATTGCATCTGCCCTGGCAACCATTGCATGGGCCGAGCAAGTCCAGCCTAGACTCATTGCACAACGCTTGACAAAGGCCATGTCCACCAAACAAGATGAATACACCCCCGAGCAGATTGCTGTGGGTAAAAATGTGAGTAACTACCTCAAGATGATTGGGGTATACGGAGGCAAGAATGCAACCACTCAGTAAAGAACAGCTCAAGATTGAGATGAAACGGTTCTACCTAGACAAGGATCGGGGCATTTCCATCAAGTTGTTTGCCGAATTAGCGGGTGTGAACATGGAACATTTTTACGATGTGTTCATCTATGACAAACAACCACTCACTGAATACATCCAAAAGCGGGTTAACAAGGCTTACAAAGTTTGGAAAGAAGGCGGTGTGAGGGTAATGCAACGCAGAGATCAAACCCGATTTGTAGAATTCAAGAAAGACCCAAAGGTCCCATTCTTCCCACACATGAAGATTGATATGTCCAGCGGGCAACCCAAAGTAGTATTGGGGCCTAGAAATAGGCATGACTACAGTCAAATGAACAATATTTTGTCTAAAACTTAACATAAGGGGGTAATATGGCGGTGTTAAAAGACTATTTTTGTCAATCTCACGGTATTTTTGAGGCTTGGGAGCCAAAATGCCCGATGAAAGGCTGTAATGCCGAGTTATCGGTCGTTTTTCTCCAACCAGTGGGTCTTGTGTCCGCAAATACCAAGAAAACGGACAAAAACGTCAAACAATTGGCTTTAGAGTTCGATATGACGGACATCAAGTCTACAAAAGAGGGTGAACACCAAACTGGTTACCTAAAACGCAAAAATAAGCTCTCTGACAAGCAATTTGCAGAGGCTACAGAGGCAATCAAGACCACCAACGAGAAAATTGCGGGTATGCAACCCAAAGAGGCACGTCCAGGGGATAGCGTTCTATGGGGGAATGGTGGTAATATCAACCTCAAGTCCGTAATGGGTGGGCAATTTAAGTCCGTAAGAGATGAGTCTGTGAGCATCATGCCCAAAGACATAGGTACATTTACGCCCCCCAAAGCTGGTCCAGGCACAATGGTAGACCATGAGGGTTTGAAAGTTAAAACATGAAGATACCCAAGAATGCGCTAGAGAGAGAAATCTTTTTTCGTGAAGTCATCTACAAATGTGAGGTGTCTTTAAACGCCCGCAAGGTTGACTATGCGGGTCTGCGCAATTGGTATCTTTTTGGTAACGGGCCTGACGAAGCCCCAGCTCTGTACAATAAGATTTTCCCCCACATTGATCAACTCACCTCGTTTTTATATTCAGCCGAGACTACGAGGTTCAGCATCAATCTGGGGGCATCTGTCCCCCCAGGCGAACATCACAAAGTTCCAGTCCTGACAAAAGCACTCAACGATGAGTGGCTAAATACCAACGCTGACCAAGTATTTTCTTCTGCGGTCACTTGGTCACTCGCCTACGGAACAACCTTTGTCAAACTGGTCATGATGAACGGCACTGTTCAGCCCTACATGGTTGAACCGTCCACCATGGGAGTTTTGCGTGAAGACTTGACTTACGCAGACAGGCAAGAGGCCATCATTCAAAAATACTACATCACCAAGAGTGACTTGTATGCCCGCCTCTACTCGCATCCCAACAGGGAGGCCATTGTTGCTCGTGTTGGGTCTATGCCACACGAGAGAACAGAGATTGCAAACGGACTAGAACGCATCATCATTTCCCAATCCAACCCCACCATTTACGGTAACGTCAATCTAGACTTGTCAGGTGGTAACCGCTACAAAGCGGAAGTGGCAGAAGAGACAGTCGAGATGACTGAACTTTATGTCTGGGACGATGATGAAAGAGATTACAGAGTTGTAACCAAAGCTGATCCTGACGTGATCATTTATGACCGCCCAGGTGAAGAGTTGTTCATGAAGGGTGAGTTGCCTTTCATTCAAGTCTGTCCCAATCCACTTTACGATTACTTCTGGGGTGGTTCTGAAGTTCAACGCCTGATCTACTTGCAGCAGCTGCGCAACAGACGCATGACTGAAATCTTAGACATCTTGTCCAAGCAAGTGTCTCCTCCCACGGCCTTGATTGGATTCACAGGCATTTTGGACGAAAAGAATTTTGCACTTAATCGTGCTGGTGGTTTGTTATCCACAGATATGCCCAACGCAAAAGTAGAGAAGATGGCTCCCAATATGCCGCCTGATCTATTTACAGAAATTCGTGAAGTCGATGCCATGTTTGAAGAGGCATCAGGCATTGGTAATGTTTTGTCGGGTAAGGGCGAAGCTGGGGTACGGTCGGCTGGTCATGCAAGCCAGCTGGCCCGACTTGGCTCTAGTCGTACCAAAAAACGTGCCCTCATCATTGAAGACTCGTTAGAGAAAATGGCTACCTTGTATCTAAAAGCCATGCAAATGTATGACGATACACGGTTCAAAGATACAGAAGGCAACACATTCATAGCCGAGCAGTTCACCAAGAACTTTACAGTGAAAGTGGACGCTCACTCCAACTCTCCCATCTTCATGGAAGACAACCGCCAAATGGCTTTCAACTTGTTCAAGGCTGGTGCTATTGACAAGAAGTCTTTGATTGAGTTGATTGAACCCCCCATGAAAGAAGAATTGTTGGATAGGCTCAAGAAATTGGAGGCACAGCAAGGTGGGAAACCCCCATCTCCTCCACCCTCAAAAGGTAAACCAGAACACAAAGGTCCTAAGAAAGAAGGTGAATGATGGCTACTAAAAATATTGGCGGTCCACAAGTTCAATCTAAAGCAGACCAGCCCAGAGTCAGTTCAGAAACCCTGAAAAAACAAACTTCAGGTCCAGGTTTGACATACCGTCAAACTGGTGTTAAAAACTCGTCTGGGGGAAGAACCCAGCGTAGTTATGCAAGAACCTAAACAGGAGTAAACCATGAAATACGGCAGAAAACACCGCAAGACAAGACGTTAAGACTTCTTTGCAAAGGAAGAAGGGTATGGTTTCTCCCCTTGATGAGAAACCGCTTTGTAGGAGATTGCCATGCGTAAAGCTCGTAAACACAAGCGTAAGTAATCCGCAAGGATGAACCGACATTGGGGGGTATGTCGCTAAATACCTCCCACCTCACTTGACAACAGGTGATTAAATGGTTACAAACACGGGTAAGGAGATTTAAATGAGTGTACCTCAAGACAAACTGATGGAATTGATGGGTGGACCACGGTCCGCTGGAACTCCTATTCCCGCAACATCAGGTTTGCCCCAACCTACACCCGATGCTGAAACTCCCCCCATGGGCGCACCGATGTCAACGCCAGCACCTA